GCCTTTCTTTCACGACCGCGAAATTAAAAAATCAGGAGTTGCGCGATGGGGGGCACCGCCACGGTCGCCGGCCGTGGTCGCAAACCCAAGCCAACGGCCAAAAAAACACTCGCCGGAAATCCCGGCAAGCGTGCGCTGAACACAGCCGAGCCGCAGTTTTCCACGGTGACGGATATCGACCCGCCGGAGTGGCTGAGTGAGCGGGCGGCCACGATGTGGCGAATGCTGATTCCCGAATTGCTCCGTGAGCACGTCGTCGCACTCACCGATTTGCACAACGTCGAGGCGTTTTGCACCGCCTATGACAAGTGGCGGATGGCTGAAGAGGCCGTCCAGAAGTTCGGAATTGTCGTCGAGTCTTCACAGGGGAGCCCAATGAAGAACCCGGCGCTCACCGCCGCGAACGAATCGATGCGCCAACTGGTGACATTCGGATCATTGCTCGGCCTGGATCCCTCCAGCCGAACCCGAATCATTGGCGGAAACAAGCAAACCTCAACCAACGAGTTCGCCAACCTACTGAGAAGCTGATGGCCAAAACCGCTCACCCCAACGTCGACAAGGCGATGGCTTGGGCGAGAACCGTTTTGAAAGGCAAGTTTCCGGCTTGCCGGTACATCCATCAATCGATCCAGAGGCACTTCGACGACGTTGCCGCGAGCCGACTCAAGTCGTTTCCGTACAAGTTCGACCCGAAGAAAGCCGAGAAAAAGCTAAAGCTGATGCAGCTTTTGCCACACACGAAGGGCGAATGGGCGTTCAAGCGGCAACTCATCACCCTTGAGCCGTGGCAGTTGTTCGGCCTGGCGTGCACCTTCGGGTGGGTAAAGAAGAAGGGCGGTTACCGTCGGTTCCGGGAAAGCTATTGGGAAGTCCCTCGGAAGAACGGAAAGAGTGTTATCGCCGCAGGCGTGGGCATCGGCATGTTCGTTGCCGACAACGAGTTCGGCGCCGAAGTCTATTCCGGTGCGACCACCGAGAAGCAGGCCTGGGAGGTGTTCCGCCCGGCGCGCTTGATGGTCATGCGCTCACCGATGTTGATTGAGGCGGCCGGTATCGAGGTCAACGCCTCGAACATGAACATCCCGTCGGATTGCAGTCGCTTCGAGCCGTTGATCGGCAACCCGGGCGACGGTGCGTCGCCCTCCTGCGCGATCATCGACGAGTTTCACGAACACGACAGTGCCGCCCAATACGACACGATGTTGACCGGTATGGGTGCCCGTCGGCAGCCGCTGATGTTCATCATCACCACCGCCGGCGCGAATATCGAAGGGCCTTGCTATGACAAGCGCCGGCAAGTTCTGGAAATGCTCAACGGCACGGTGCCCGACCCAGAGTTGTTCGGCTACATCTGGACCCTGGATGAAGGCGACGATTGGACCGACCCGAAGAACCTTGCCAAGGCCAACCCATGCATGGGCGTCTCGGTGTTCCAGGAATACCTGGAAAGCCAGTTGGCCCGCGCAATTCGCTCGGCCAGATTTACCAACACATTCAAAACCAAGCACCTCAACCTGTGGGTGAGTGCGAAGGCGGGCTTCTTCAACGTCGAAACCTGGCGGTCATGTGAAGACAAAACGCTGACCCTGGAGATGTTCGAAGGGCAGGAATGCATCCTCGGCTTCGACCTGGCGCGCAAACTAGATATGAACTCCATGGCGCGTCTGTTCTGGCGCGTCATCGACGGCAAGACGCATTACTACTCGATCGCGCCGAAGTTCTGGGTGCCCGAGGATACAGCCAACGACACCGACAACAGGCGGATGGCTGAGCGGTTCCAAGCCTGGATCAACACCGGGCACCTGCTCACGACCGACGGCGCCGAGGTGGATTACCGCGAGATTCTTGCCGAGGCCAAAGAGGCGAACCATCTGGCGCCTGTCCGGGAATGCCCAATCGACCCCCACGGGGCGACCGGGCTTTCTCACGATCTTGATGACGAAGGGCTCAACCCCGTCACCATCACCCAGAACTACACCAACATGAGCGACCCGATGAAGGAATTGGAAGCGGCGATTACCGCCGGCCGGTTCCACCACGACGGGAATCCCATCATGACCTGGTGTATCGCCAACGTCATCGGCAAGTTCCTGCCTGGCAACGACGACGTGGTCAGGCCGATAAAACAGGGCGATGACAACAAAATCGACGGCGCCGTCGCCTTGATCATGGCAATCGGCAGGGTGCTCGTTCTGGCCGGTAACAACGAAGGCAACATCAGCGACTTTTTCTCAAGCCCAATCATCGTTGGATAACAGGAATCACCATGAATACAGGCCTCCTCATATTTCTGCTGGCGGCCGTGGCCGGGTTCTGCTTGATGGTTGGCGGAGTGTTCGTTCTTGCCGGTCCGGGGTGGTCCCTTATTGCCGGCGGCGTGGCGTTCCTGCTCGCCGCCGGCTTTATTCGAAAGGGGCTGACCAGTGAATAAGCCCTTGAAGTCTGTGCTTCGACAGGCGCTGTTTAAATCTGCGGAGCCTGGAATCGTAAAGTCATCCCTTGCGGGATGGGTGGGGCGGCGAATCGGATTGGGTGATGCTGCGTTCTGGAACGGTTACTACGGTACCGACTCTGCATCTGGCAAAACGGTCAGCCAGCAAACCGCGCTGCAGCTGTCCACGGTGTGGGCCTGCGTTCGCCTCATTGCTGAAACCCTCGCGACGTTGCCGATTGCCCTCTACGAGGACAAAAACGGTGTGCCGAAGGTTGCCGCATCACACCCGGTCCACCGCGTGATCAGTATCCAGCCGAACGCCGACCAGACCCCGGTGGAATTCTGGGAGTGCGTGGTCGCGAGCCTCTTGTTGAGTGGGAACAGCTTCAATGAGCCCCACCGCGTGGGGCGGGATCTTTCCTCGCTGGAATTCCTACTGCCGCAAGCCGTATCTCCGCCAAGACGCACCAGCAGCGGGGCGATCGAGTATCGATTCACCGATAGCGAAGGCAAGCCCCACACGTTGTTGGACGAACAGATGATGCACACCCGTGGCTTCGGCACCGATCCGCTGTGCGGCCTGAGCCCGCTGGCCATGGGGCGTAACGTTTTCGGCGCAGCAATGGCCGCTGATGAATCTGCCAGCAAGATGTTCGCCAACGGCATGAAGCTGGGCGGTGTGCTTTCGACGGATCAGATCCTGAACAAAGCGCAGCGAGAAGACATTCGCGAGGACATGGCCGCCAAGTTCGCTGGCGCTGTCAACACCGGGAAAACCATGGTGTTGGAAGCGGGCATGAAGTACCAGCAGGTGTCGATGACGCCTGAAGACGCCCAGATGCTTCAGACCCGGGCCTTCAACGTCGAGGAAATCTGCCGATGGTTCCGCGTTCCGCCCTGGATGGTCGGGCACACGCAGAACAGCACCAGCTGGGGTACCGGCATGGAGCAGCAGATGATCGGCTTCCTGAGTTTCACCCTCTTGCCATGGATGAAGCGCATCGAGCAGAGCATCAATCGTCGCCTGTTGCGACCCGATGAACGCCGTCGCTTCTATGCCAAGTTCAACCCCGAAGGCTTGCTGCGCGCCGACAGCGCGGCACGTGCGGCCTTCTACAGCTCCATGACGCAAAACGGCATCTACACCCGCGACGAATGCAGGATCAAGGAGAACCTGGCGCCCGCTGGCGGTAACGCCTCGAAGCTCACTGTGCAGTCCAACATGTTGCCGATCGACAAGCTGGGCGAGGTGGGCGGCGACGCCCAACAGGCCCGCTCGGCGTTGCTGGACTGGCTCAACGAAAAACCCAAGGGGAACCAGGAATGAAGCATAAGGACCAGTCCCTGGCGGTGAAGTACCGCTCATTTGACTACGACGTGAAGGCTGTCAGCGATGACGGCCTTTTTTCTGGCTACGGTTCCGTGTTCGGTGTGGTCGACAGCTACAACGAAGTGGTGGCGCCAGGGGCTTTCCTCGATTCCATCGCGGACGCCAAGGCTAAAAGCCGGACGTTCCCGGTGTTGTGGCAGCACCGTACCGGCGAGCCTATCGGCAGTTGGGATATCGAAAGCCTGAAAGAGGATGACCACGGCCTGTTCGGTTCCGGCGATCTCTGGCTGGCGGATGCACCCTATGCCCGCATCGCTTTTCGTGGAATGCAGTCGCGTTCTATCACTGGCTTGTCGATCGGGTACTACGTGCGCGATTCGAAGTTTGACGAGAAGACGCGGGTTCGCACGTTGACCAAGCTCGACCTGGTGGAAATCTCGATCGTAACCGTGCCGGCGAACGACGAGGCACGCACCGACACTATCAAATCGAAGCTGGCCCATGGCGGCCTGCCTTCGATGCCCGAATTTGAGCTGCTCCTGCGCGAGGCAGGCTTCTCGAAAACTCAGTCTGCGGTGATTGCCAATCGCGGACTGCAGCATCTGCTCCGGAGCGAGTCCGAGGGCGACCTGGCAGCCATCGAAATCGTCGAGGCGCTTAAATCGCGCCCGGCGCTGGTTCTCCCTTCTTTTTGAGGATTCACCATGCATAACGTCATGAGCAACGACGCTCGCGCCGAGCATCGTCAAATGCAGCGTAAGGAACACGCTAACGACCAGATTCAGCTGAAAGCAGTCAATGATCTGCTCGATCAGCGGGACAAGGAAATCAAGGCGTTCGCCGAGAAGGCAAGCCAAGAAATCAAAGAACACGGAACAATTCTGTCTGCCACCAAAAACGTATTGGATGGTTTGGTTAAGGATGGTCTCGGCCTGCAAGATCGCCTTCAGGACATCGAGCAGAAGTTGGCTCGCCGCTTCTCAGCGAACGACCCGGCGGACACCAAGTCTTTCGGGGAACAGCTCGCAGAATCCGAAAGCTTCCAGAATCTGGTCAAAGAAGATCACGGCCGGGCCCGTCTGCGCCTGAAAGCAGTGACCAACATCACCAGCAGTACTTCGGGTACCGGCGGTGTAGGCGTCGGCATTCAGCCGACCCGAGTGCCCGGGATCATCACCGACCCTGAGCGCCAGTTCACTATTCGTGACCTGATCATGCCGGGTCGCACCGGTTCGAACGCCATCGAGTTCGTGCAGGAAACTGGCTTTCAGAACATGGCTGCTCCGCAGGCGGGCGAGGGTGCGCTCAAGGCTCAATCCGACCTGTCGTTTGGTCTGGTGACTACCACCGTCAAGACCATCGCTCACTGGTTCCGGGCTTCGAAGCAGGTCCTGTCGGACATCCCGCTTCTGCAAAGCTACATCAATGGCCGCGCGATCTACGGCCTGAAGTACAAGGAAGAGGAACAGATCCTCGCGGGCGACGGCACCGGCCAAAACTTGCTGGGCCTGATCCCGCAAGCCACCGCATTCAACGAAGCCCTGCGCAAAGCCGGCGACACCAAGATCGACACCCTGCGCCGAGCCATCCTGCAGGTGCGCGTCGCTGAATACCGTGCCTCGGCAATCGCCTTGAACCCGGTGGACTGGGCGGACATCGAGCTGACCAAGGACAGCACCGGTTCCTATATCTGGGTCAACGTGCAGGAAGGCGGCGTTCAGCGCCTGTGGAAGCTGCCAGTGGTGGACAGCAACGCCGTGCCTGAAGGCGAGTTCCTGGTAGGCGCGATGAACATCGCGGCCCAGGTGTTCGACCGTGAAGATGCCGCTGTTGAGGTCTCGACCGAAGACGGCGACAACTTCCGAACCAACATGGTCACCATCCGTGCCGAGGAACGTTTGGCGCTGGCGGTTTACCGTCCCGAGTCTTTCGTGCACGGCGAGTTCGAAGACCCAACGCCGTAATCGCGTTTCCTTCCTCTCACCGATCAGGAGCGTGCCCGGGCAACCGGGCGCGATGCGCCATGCCAGAGATTCAATTGAAAACCAAAAAGGGCTTCCTCAACGGGCACGTATATGCCAAGCGGGGATCTGAGATCACTGCTGATGAGTTTCGGGCTGCCGAGTTGCACCGCCTGGGCCTCGTCGAGGATTACGACGTGAAACAAGCTGAAGAGGCTGAAAACAAAAAAGCGCCGGACCCAGATAACAAGTCAGCACCCAAGCCTGGCACTAAGAAGAAGGCCGAGTAATCATGAGCGTGATCAGCATTGATCTAGCAATGAAGCACCTTCGGGCGGAATCCGAGGATGTCGAAGACGTTCAGTCGAAGCTTGATAGTGCTGAAAGCGCCGCTCAGAAATTTTTGCAGCGCCGGTTCTATGCGGACGCTGCGTCTTTGGCAGATGCGATCGCCGAAGTACCGGCCGCTCGCCTCGCTGCTCGCACGGCATACGAATTGGCTGTCACGGCTGCGGAAACAGTAGAGAACTGGGATGACCGCTGTGCAGCGCTTGCCGATGCAGAGTTCGTATTTTCTGAGGCTTTGCGAGATTGCACCGCTGTGGCCCGGGGGATGGTCATAAACAAATCCATCGTCGCGGCCTGCCTGCTTACCCTCGGCCACCTCTGGGCAAACCGGGAAGATACTGTGACAGGGATCAATACCTCTTCGGTCACGGAGCTCCCCCACGGTTCGCGCTCTTTATTGCAACCCGACAGAGTTTCGATGGGGGTTTGAATGGCGTACCGGGAGCCGGGAGCTGGCGAGCTCAACAAGCACGTAACGCTTCGCCGTCGCGATGACGTTCCAGCGGCTGACATGGGGCTGGATTCGCTTTTTTCTGAGCTGAACCCACGCTGGGCGAAGATTGAACCGGTTGGATCTGCTGTCTACACCGACAGCGCGCAAACCGACAACAAGATTACCCACCGTGTTTTTCTGCGCTATCGAACCGGAGTCACGACCGCCTATGAGGTTGTCCACCAAGGGACGCTGTACCGAGTGAAGCGCGGCTTCGATATGAACGGGCGAGGCAGATTCGTCGTGCTTGAAGTCGAAGAGCTCGGCCTGCTTAAGCCTGGAGGGGGCATCTATGTCTAACTCCGCCTCGATCGACGGTTACCTTCACGTCGAGGGCTTCGACAACTTCGAGCGTGACGCCTTCGACAAGCGAAAGATCCGTGCGGGCATGCGTAAGGTCGGCCTGCTGATCACCCAGCGCGCCCAGATGAACCTGGTGCTGGGCAAAGGCCAGGAGGGCTACCCAATCAATCGGACCGGGGCGACGGTCGAATCGGTTTCCTTCAAGGTGTCCCGCTCCGGCTTCCTGGTGCGGATCTCCCCCACCAAAACGTCGGCCATGGAAGAGTTCTATCCGGCATATCTGCACTACGGCGTGAAGAAGGGCAGGAAGCTGGGAAAGCTCGCTCCAGGCCAAGGCAAAGGCCGTTCCAATCGAAGGGCAAAGGGCGTTAGAGCTGCTGCCCTGGCTGAGCGCGCTGCTGGGGAGTGGCGCATCAAACCCCGCGACAATTACATGGCCGATGCGCTGCAAGACTCGGCCTCGCAAGTTCAATCGATTCTCTCGGCAGCGTTCGCCGCCGCCCTGGGCTGATCGCTGCCCCAACGGACTCAAGCATGAAACTGAACCCCATTGTTGCCCATCTGCGGCTGACGTGCCCAACCTTTGCCGGTCGGGTTTCCGGCGGCATCGACTGGGATGCTGTCGTTGACAGTGCCCAGCTCGCGCTACCGGCTGCTTATGTCATCGCCACGGCGGATGCGGCAGAGCCGAGCAAAGCGCAGAACATGGTGCTTCAGGCCATCACTGATCAGTTCAACGTGGTGATTGTCCTGGCGACCTCCGACGAGCGTGGGCAAGACGATAACGACCTGCTGCATGACATCCGGGCCGAGCTGTGGCGTTCACTGGTTGGCTGGGAGCCTGGGCCGGAATACACCCGCATCGAATACGGCAAGGGCGCGCTGCTGCACATCAGCCGGGCCCGCGTCGTTTACCAGTTCACCTTCTTCTCAGAATTCCAGCTTGGCCGAAACCGTGCGAGCGATCCACCGGAAACCTGGCAGGAATACGAGTTGGACGGCCTGCCGGGCTTCACCGGCGCAAACATCAACATGGACTGCATCGACCCGGCAGACCCGAACCTGAAACGACCCGGCCCGGACGGGCGCATCGAAGCGCAATTCACTGGAGACGTAACACCATGACCAATCGCATCACTGTGGTGCCGGCCTCTGGCCGTTCTGTGCCCGACCCGGAGGCCGGCGACCTGCTGCCGGCGGAGGGCCGCGAGGTTCCGAACAACGCCTGGTGGCGCCGCCGTCAAGCCGATGGCGACGTAACCCTGAAAGCCGACAAGGCCCCATCCACTAAAGCCGGCGCGCCGGCGAAAGCTGAGGAAGCGCAATAATGGCTATCGGATTCAGCAACATCCCGGCCGATATCCGTGTGCCGCTGTTCTACGCGGAGATGGATAACTCGGCGGCCAACAGCGCATCGTCGGCAATGCGTCGGCTGATCGTTGGCCAGGTCAACGACAACGCGGATAGCGAAAGCATCGGCCAGTTGGTTCTGGTGTCCAGCGTGGCCCTGGCGAAGGAAATCGGCGGCCAAGGCTCCATGCTAGCCGCGATGTACGAAACCTGGCGCAAAGTTGACCCGATCGGCGAAATCTGGTGTCTGCCGTTGCAGAACGACACCGGTTCCGTGGCGACGTCGACCGTCACCATCACTGGAGCGGCGACCGAGGCTGGCCTGCTGAACCTGTATGTCGGTGGTACCCGGGTGCAGTCGGTCGTAGCATCGGCGGCAACCCCAACGGTGGCCGCAGCTGCCTTGGCGGTGAAGATCAACGCAACGCCAGACCTGCCCGTTACCGCTGCGGCGGTCGCCGGTGTGGTTACCTTGACCTGCAAATGGACGGGCGAAAGCGGTAACGACATCTCTATCGCCATGAACCGCCTGGGTAAGTCCAACGGCGAGATGACCCCGGCTGGCCTGACGGTCGTCACCACAGCAATGGCCGGTGGCGTCGGCGTGCCGGATCAGGTGGACGCCGCGGCGGCCCTGGGCGATGAGCCGTTCGAATTCATCTGCATGCCATGGACCGACACGACCAGCCTGAACGTCTGGAAGGACACGATGGACGACAACACCGGTCGCTGGTCCTGGGCCAAGCAGTTGTTCGGCCACGTCTACAGCGCCAAGCGCGGCACCATCGGCACGCTGGTAGCGGCAGGCCAGGCGCGCAACGACCAGCACGTCACCATCCAGGCCGTCGAGGCGGGCGTTCCGCAGCCGGTATGGGTGCAGGCGGCCGCATTGGCTGGGCGCACGGCCGTGTTCATTTCAGCGGATGCCAGCCGGCCCACCCAGAGCGGGAGCCTGCCGGGCCTGGACCCAGCGCCGGCCAGTGAGCGGTTCACCCTGACCGAGCGTCAGTCCTTGCTGACCTACGGCATCGCCACAGCGTATTACGAGGGCGGTTACGTGCGGATTCAGCGCTCGATCACCACCTACCAGAAAAACCCTTTCGGCCAGGCGGATAACTCCTACCTGGACAGCGAGACCATGCACCAGTCGGCGTTCATCATCCGCCGGATGCGCAGCGTGATCACCAGCAAGTACGGACGCCACAAACTGGCGAGCGACGGCACTGCGTTCGGCGCCGGCCAGCCGATCGTCACCCCGGCGGTTATCCGTGGAGAGCTGATCGCGCAATACGCCAAGCTCGAGCTGGAAGGACACGTGGAGAATGCCGAACTGTTCGCGCAGCATCTGGTGGTGGAGCGCGACACGCAGGACCCGAGCCGGGTCAACGTGCTGTTCCCGCCGGACTATATCAACGGCCTGCGCGTCTTCGCCTTGCTCAACCAGTTCCGCCTGCAATACGACGAAGCGGCGTAACCCCGACCCACGACATCCAGCCCGCCCAGTGCGGGCTTTTTCATTCTGGAGACACAGACCATGGGTCAAAAAGTAGCGGGCACCGTCTACGTCAAAGTGGACGGCGAACAGCTGATCATCACTGGTGGCGCCGAAGCCCCGTTGATGGACGTGAAACGAGAAACGGTCTACCCGGGCTATTACAAGGAAGAGGCAATGACCCCTTCCCTGAAGGTGACAGCGGTGCACACGCCGAACTTCCCGATCAAGGCGCTCACCAACGGTCGCGACATGACCGTGACCTGCGAATTCAGCAACGCATCGGTCTATGTGTTGGCCGGCGCCTACCTGGTGGACGAACCATCGTCGAAGGGCGACGACGGCACCATTGAACTGCAATTCCACGGCATCAAAGGGAGCTGGCAATGAGTCATGTTCAGAAACTTCAGGCCGCGATCGAGGCTCACGGTGAGCCGTTGACCGAGCTCACCTTGCGCCGACCCACCGTGCAGGAAGTGCGGGCGATCAAGGCGCTGCCATACAAGATCGACAAGAACGAGGAAGCCAGCCTGGACATGGACGTCGCCGCGAAATACATCGCGGTCTGCGCCGGCATTCCATCGTCGTCGGTCAACCAGTTGGACCTGTCCGACCTGAACGCCCTGAGTTGGGCGGTTGCCGGTTTTTTCATGAGTGCGGCGTCGCAGCCATCGGCGACCTGATTGCAGCCGCCTATGACCTGGCCTGGTTCTGGAAGGTTGACCCCGAACAGATGATGGCCAGGCCACTGGATGTGCTCCGCGAATCCCTGGAGCACGCCCAACGAATTAACTCAGCCCAGCAGGTGCAGTGATGGCGGACAAGTTCCAGCTCAAGGCGTTGATCACCGGCGTCGACAAGCTGTCGCCGACGCTGGCGGGCATTCGCAAAAACGTTGCGGGTTTCCGCAAGCAAATGAACAGCTCGGGCCTGGGCAACATCGGCTTCAAGGATCTGGTCCAGGGCGGCGCGTTTGCTGCGCCATTCATTGCCGGGGCCAGAGCGGCGATGGAATTCGAAACGGCCATGGCCGACGTTCGAAAAGTCGTCAACTTCGAGACGCCCAAGCAATTCGAGCAGATGGGACAGGATGTCCTGGGCATGTCCGAGCGGCTGCCAATGGCGGCTACTGGCATCGCGGCTATCGTCGCCGCCGGCGGCCAGGCCGGCTTCGCCGCAGGTGAGTTAAGGCAATTCGCTGAGGACGCGGTGAAGATGGGTATCGCGTTCGACCAGACCGCCGAGCAATCGGGCGACATGATGGCGAAGTGGCGGACGTCCTTCAAACTGACGCAGCCTGAAGTCGTAAAGCTGGCTGATCAGATCAACTATTTGAGCAACGTTGGGCCGTCTTCGGCGGCGCAGATCTCCGACATTGTGACCCGCATCGGTCCGTTGGGCGCTATCGCTGGTCTTGCCTCCGGACAGATCGCCGCCATGGGCGCGACCCTTGCGGGTGTGGGCGTGCCCAGCGAGGTCGCCGCCACCGGCATGAAGAACTTCATGCTCGCCCTGACCAAGGGTAGCGCTGCTACCAAGCAACAGGCCGAGGCATTCAGGTCGCTGCGCCTGGATGTGAAGGATGTGTCCAAGAGCATGCAGAAGGATGCCCAGGGCACCATCGAGGATGTGCTTGAGCGCATCGCGAAGGTTGACCCAGCCAAGCAGGCTGGCCTGCTGACTCAGTTGTTCGGTAGCGAGTCGGTGACCGCGATCGCTCCGCTGTTGACCAACCTCGATCTTTTGAAGAAGAGCTTCGACGCGGTGGGTGCCGGCGGCAAGTTTGCCGGCTCCATGGAAGCTGAGTTCACCGCGCGCTCCAAGACCACAGCAAATGCCATGCAACTGCTGACCAACAAGGTCAATCGGCTTGGCGTAGAGGTGGGTAGCGCTTTGCTCCCGCCATTCAACGATTTCATGACGCTGGTAGGTCCGCTCGTTTCTGAGCTTGCTTCGCTTGCCTCTCAGCACCCTGGGTTGATCAAGGGCGTGCTCGGCGCGGCGGTGGCCTATGGCGCGCTGCGTGTCGCTGTCACCGCGGCAATCTTTGTCATGAAGCTGCTCGACGGAACCATGAAGCGATCCATTGTGGGCTTGGCTGTCATGGGCATCGCGTTGGCAGCTGGGGTGCTGATCGCCAACTGGTCAACCGTCGCGCCGTATTTTCAGCGCGTTTGGCAGCTTATCCAGGTGCCGGTGCTCGCGGCTTGGGATCTGTTGAAGGCCTTCGCAAATTGGGGCCCCATCGCGCTCATCAGAGAAAACTGGGAACCTCTGACCGAACTGTTCGGCGCGACCTGGAACCTGCTCATGGCGCTCTCAACTCCGGTGATGGACTACCTCAAGACCATGTTCGACTGGTCGCCCCTGGGGATGATCATTAATAACTGGGGACCGATCACGGCTTGGTTCCAGCAGCTCTGGGAAAAGCTGCGACCCATCATCGAGCCGATCATGAAGTGGTTCGGCGGAGGGGAGGGTGGCGAAGGCATCATCCAGAACGCCACTGACAAGGTGAACGCTTTCACTGAAGCCCAGCAAAAACGGAACGCTGGCGCCGGAGGCGGTACCGGTGAGTTGCTGCTGGCGGACGCCACTCAATCAGCCGCCGCCCGCCAAGCAATGAATAATCAGGCGTTCGGGATCAGCAACAACCAGCTCCTACAGCAGACCGCAGCCACCAACGGGCAAAAGCTCAACGGCGAACTCAACATCAACCTGAACGGCGCACCGCCGGGCACGACGATCGAGCAGCCGAAAACCAACCAGCCGGGGCTGAACATCAAGCCCAACGTCGGTACCCGTACCGTGGGCGTCATGAAGGGGTAAACCATGGCACGCAATTGGCGCGATGAACTGTTGCCGGCGTCGTTCCGTGGGATCAGTTTCTTGATCCCGCAGGCGTCGGTGCCGGTCGGCCAGAAGGGCCAGCTTCACGAATACCCGCAGCGGGACGAGCCGTTCTTTGAACAGCTCGGCAAGCAGGCCCAGGTGCACACCATGACGGCCTGGGTCATCGGTGATGACTGTTTCGAGCGGCGCGACAAGTTGCTTGAGGCGTTGCAGACCCCGGGCCCTGGTGAATTGGTCCATCCCTGGCTTGGGCGCATGCAGGTCAAGGTTGGCGATTGCAAGGTGTCCCACGAGCTGACTGCCGGCGGCATGGTCAGCTTTGACCTGACGTTCTACCCGGACAAGCCGCTGACGTTCCCAACGGCCAAGGTCAACAGCCAGCAGCAGGTGGTGAAAGCGTCGGACAGCATGCTGGGATCGGCCTTGGAGCGGTACAAGCAGGCAATGGCGAAGGTTGACCAGGCACGCTTGGGCCTGCTCCGTTTGCGCAATAGCCTGTCGAACGTCTACGCCGTCATCCAGCAGCAGTTCGCACCTTTCGTGGGGGTGTTCACCAACCTGACAGGGTTCGCCCAGTCATTGATGAATTCGCCCGGGGCGCTGTCGTCGCTGTTCTCCAGCTACTTCAGCGACTTTTCGTTGCAGGACAGCGCTTTCGCTGACACCAGTTCGAGCTACAAGAATGCGGTGGCCACCACCACACAGCAAACCGAGGCCGTGACCGCCATCAACACCGTGAGCCAGTCCGGCGGCATCGACTCCGCGGCCGCAGCCCAGGCCACCGCGAATCTGGTACAGGACGCGCTGCTGGTTCAGATGGCGCTGATCATCAGCGAAATGCCCATCGCCTCGCAGCCCGTCTCCAGCGGGTCAACGCCCAACGTTGAGCAGCAGGCCATCTTGCCGGTGGTTCGGCCAGAGGTGCCCGTTGCGGACGACGTGCTGCAGCTGCGCGACAGCCTCAGTGATGCGATTTTTGAAGCATCGCTGAAAGCCGATCCCTCTCATTACGTCGTGATGAACACGCTGCGCCAGACCCTGGTGAAACACCTGACGGCGGTTGCCGAGTCTGGGGTACGGCTGGTTGACATCACGCCGCCAGAAACCATGTCAGCGCTGGTGCTGGCTTACCAGCGCTTCGGCGATGCCACCCGCTCGGCAGAGGTCGTGCAACGCAATCGCATTCGGCACCCGGGCTTTGTTCCGGCGGCATCGATCAAAATCGCCCAGAGGTAATCCATGACCGAAGATCAAAACACCGTCAGCCTCACGGTTGATGGTCTGGATTATTCCGGCTGGAAATCGGTCGAGATCGCCGCCGGGCTCGAGGATCAGGCCCGGTCGTTCACCCTGAGCATCACCTGGAAGTGGCCGGGGCAGAACGTCTCGGTACCGATCCGGCAGGGTGCCAAGTGCCATGTGCGTATCGGCGGCGACCTAGTGCTGACTGGCTGGGTGTTTTCTTCGCCGATCGACTATGACGAGAAGCAAATCACAACGACCATCAGCGGCCGTTCATTGACTGCCGATCTGGTGGACTGTGCGGCCGTGAACAAGCCTGGGCAGTGGAACAACCAGAGCGTTCTCACCATTGTCAGGGCACTGGCGGCGCCGTATGGGATATCCGTGCGCACGGAGATCCCTGAGGGGGCGAAGCTGTCGGACCACACCATCGAGCCAGGCGAGACGGCTTTCGAATCCATCGACCGCTTGCTCACGCTGTTCCGGGTGTTCTCCACTGACGATGCGCGCGGCATGGCCGTGCTGGCCAGGCCAGGGAGCGAGGGGCGGGCCTTCGATCATCTGGAGGTCGGCAAGAACATCCTCACCGGTAGCGCGCCGCTGGATTTCTCCGGGGTGTTCTCCGAATACCAGGTGCTCGGCCAACGCTCGGGCACGGATGATGAGTTCGGCGCGGCTGCGGCAGAGATCTCGGCTGTCCTGACGGATGATCGAACGACCCGTAAACGGGTACTGATCATCCAGGAGTCTGGGCAAATGACCAGCGAGCTGGCGCAGGCCCGGGCGAACTGGGAGCGCGGTACCCGCATGGGCAAGGCGCTGACCACCACCTACACCGTCCAAGGCTGGCGCCAAACCAACGGGGCGCTGTGGAAGCACAACACCCTGGTGCGTGTGATCGACCCGATCATTGGTTTTGACCGGTGGATGCTGATCGCCCGGGTGACCTACACCCTGACCGATGCCGGCATGATCACGAAGATGGAGGTCGGCCCGCCAGACAGCTACGAGCCGGAACCGCATGACCCGCACAAGAACCGCAAGCTGAAGAAGGGCGGCAAGGCCGACAACTTCGAATACCTGATACCCGCCGATTACGAGCCAAAACAATGACCGTGAAAAACATGCTGGCCCGCGGCACCGTGGTGCTCGTCGACGCCCTGAAGAAAATGCAGTCCTTGCAGATGCGCCTCACCGCCGGCGAACTGAAGGACAACGCCGAGCACTTCGAGCCCTACGGCTTCACCAGCAACCCGCTGGCCGGCGCCGAGGTGCTGACCGCCTTTATCGGCGGCGACCGCTCCCACGCCGTGGTGCTGGTCGCGGCTGATCGCCGGTTCCGGATTCAGTCTTTGAAGCCTGGCGAAGTCGCGATCTACACCGATGAGGGCGACAAGATCCACTTCAAGCGCGGCCGGATCATCGACATCGAAACCGGCACGCTGAACATCAAGGCCACGACGGCTGTGAACTTCGAGACGCCGGTGATTAACCAGACAGGCCAGATTGTCTCTGCAGGCGACCAGCTGGCCGGTGGCATCAGCCAGATCAACCACGTACACACCGGTGTCCAGGCCGGTAGCGGACAAAGCGGCGCGCCCGCTGCGGGGGGCTGATGCTTATTCAAACCTCCGTTGAGTCCGCGCTCATTCGCGCGGTGGTGATCAGCCTGTACTCCTGGCGGCGTGCTGAAACGGATGACCCTGTAGACGATGACCAGTTGTACGGCTGGTGGGGCGACAGTTACCCGGCCATCGCCGACGACCGCATCGGCTCGCGTCTCTGGTTGCTGCGCCGGGTCAAGCTCACCGACGCCACGCAGCGCGATGCAGAATTCTATGCCGCGGAGGCGCTGCGCTGGCTGATTGATGACGGGCATGTCCTGGACGTTTCCATCAGCAGCAACAGGGCGGACACCAACCGCTTGAACCTCGGCGTCGTCCTGACCATTGCGGACGGCACGCGCCTGGAAATCCCATCTACTCCTACCTGGCAGGTGATCTATGCCGTTTGAAACGCCCTCGCTGCCGGTGCTGGTCGACCGCACCCAGAGCGACCTTGCCAGCGATACACTACGCCGTTCGGATGCCCAGGTGCTGGCGCGGACACTGGCCGGTACCGCTTATGGCCTGTACGGCTATTTGGATTGGATCGCCGAACAGATCCTGCCCGACCGCGCGGACGAAGAGACACTGGAACGGATTGCCCAGTTGCGCCTGACCCAGCCGAGAAACCCGGCGCAGCCTGCGTCGGGGACGGCTTCGTTCACTGCGGTGGCGGGCGCTGTGGTTGACGCTGGAACCGTGCTCCAGGCGGAAGACGGGCGCACCTACCGGGTAACCACAAACGTCACCACCGTCGCGGGGCTCAATAGCGTGGCGGTGGAAGCGGTAGACGCCGGAACCCTGGGCAACGCAGACGTCGGTCTGGCGCTGACCCTCGTTCAGCCCGTGGCAGGCGTTACCAACAGCTTCACCGTTCTGGCGCCTGGCCTCACTGGCGGCATCGCACAGGAGAGCATCGAGTCGCTTCGTGCCCGGGTCATTCGCTCGTACCGCGTCATCCCGCACGGCGGGTCGGCGGCAGATTACGAAACCTGGGCGCTTGAGGTGCCAGGCGTTACCCGGGCCTGGTGCCGAGGCAATTACGTCGGTCCCGGAACGGTGGGCCTGTTCGTCATGCGAGACGGTGACGACGTGCCAGTGCCGAATCCTGCGCAGCTTGCCGAGGCGAAGGCCTACATCGAGCCGCTGCGCCCTGTGACGGCTGAATTGTACGTGCTGGCGCCCGTTGAGGTTCCGGTGGCCTACACCATTCACCCGGTACCGGATACCACGGCGATTCGTGCGGCCATCCAGGCACAGCTTATTGACCTGCACGACCGCGAGGCCGGCCTGGGTGAAACCTTGCTGCTGACACACATTGCCCAGGCCATCAGCGGCGCGGCCGGCGAAACGGACCACGACCTTGTATCACCTGTGGCCGATGTGCCGGCGGGCACCAATCAGTTGCTCACCTTCGGAGGCATCACATGGCTGTAGCCCGAACTGCCGACCAGTATCGGCAGCAATTGAGCGGCCTGCTGCCGTCCGGCCCTGCCTGGGATCCTGAGCTGGTACCGGAAATCGCGCTGGTTATCGCTGGCGTGTCGCAGGAGTTCGCCAGGCTCGATGCCCGCGCAGTGGACTTGTTGAACGAGATGGATCCGGCCTACGTGAGCGAGCTGGTTCCCGACTGGGAGGCGATTATGGGCCTACCTGATCCTTGCCTGGGCCTGAACCCCGCGTTTGATGACAGGCGCCTGGCGGTTCGCCGGCGGCTCGTCGAGGTGGGCGGGCAAAGCATCTCCTATTTCATCGACATAGCCGTCAGCCAGGGCTACCCCGACGCCACCATTACCGAACACCGAGCGCCCCGAATGGGGCGTTCTCGTTTCGGCGTGGCGCGCTTCGGTGGTTGGAACGCCCAGTTCATGTGGACCCTGAACACAGGAGGTCGCCAACGGCAGGGCCGGCGTTTCGGCGCGAGTTATTGGGGCGAGCGCTTCGGCGTGAATCCAGGCAACCCGCTCGAATGCCAGATCCGGCGAGCGGCGCCGGCGCACACCGTCGTGCAAATAAATTACAACTGAGGGATAAAGCGTGGACTTTCCGAAAAGCGTACCGAGTGTCGGTCTGGTCGATGGCAAGTTTGTTGATGAAGATGTGGTAGCAGGAACCCCCGGTTCGTTGATCCCTGCTCAATGGGGTAACGCTGTAACTGAAGAACTGTTGAACGTTATTGAGTCCGCTGGCCTGACTCCGGACGAAGAGAATAACGCCCAACTCTTGGCTGCCGTCAACGCGAAGATTGCTGCTGCGATACCTTCGGCCCCGCCGGACGCGTCTACTACGGTCAAGGGGCTGGTTGAGCTGGCAACTGACGCTGAAACTCAGGCCGGAGCGGACGCTGTCCGTGCAGTGACACCTGCGACACTCGCCGCCTGTACAGCTACTGCGACCCGTGCCGGTGTTATCGAAATCGCCACTGCCGCCGAAACTCAGGCAGGCGCCGATAGCGCTCGGGCCGTAACGCCAGCGGGCCTCGCATCGACAACTGCCACCGTTTCGCGCGCAGGGCTTGTTGAGCTTGCCACGAATACTGAGACGCAGGATGGCACCGACACGCAGAGAGCTGTTACACCTGCGAGTCTTTCTGCCCGCGTTGGCACGGAGTCGCAGAGCGGGATACTCCAGCTTGCTACTCAAGCCGAAGCAATAGCTGGAACAGAGTCCTCAAAGGCTATGTCAGCAATCCGCGTTGCTCAAGCAATTGCTTCCCGCTTGGCCGCTGAATATAGCGCCCAATATACAATTTCACCTGGGTCTATATTTAGTATTTCCCACAGCAAGGGTATAGATGCTTCGATAGATTTCGTGTTCGTGTGTCTGGTTGCGGATGCTGGATACTCGCCCGGAGACGAATGCGAGGCAAAAGACTGGCGCTATTCCCCTCTAAACTCTGCGCAGAACTACGGGGTATTCATAACAAGCCGAACTGCAAATAGTTTTAATATGGTGATGGCGAGCGGTACGACGTGGTTTATTCCTCATAAGACTACTGCCGCATCGACATCTATAGTGGTGGCGCGTTGGGCTGTCAAAGCGAGGATCAAATCATGAGTAATATTGTTAGATATTATGCCAAGCCAAGCGGACAATTTTACGGGGGTTGGGAAGGCGACCCGGATGTGGTAAATGATCCATTCCTGGCCATGGGGTACATTCAAGTACCTCAAATTGCTCCATCAACAGACTGGTATTGGGATCCAGCAACGGAAGCGTTCTATCTGCCAGATGTCGTGAGCGAAATGTAACAAAATTTTCGGGGTAGAGTTTTTCTGTATGCGATGATCCATCCTAGAGCGTGTCTTGACGATGTTTTGCAAATGAGAGAAGGTGGTCGTTTTGAGAGGCCTGTCTACATGCATGAGCAAATCGTCGAGGCTTTGGCAGCTGAATGGACGGCAGCCGGAGTTGAACAAGGTGATACCCTTTTGGTTCATAGCAGCCTGTCGCGTACCATCCGTAGGGTGGTTAAGCTGGGTGGCGGGGCGGATCCTTCAATCATAGTTCGCAGCTTTCTTCACGCTCTGGGAAGCGAAGGAACGCTCATCGCACCGCTGTTCAATTTTGAGTTCACGAAGGGTGTCCCATTTGATATCCGTGAGTCCAAGAGCGCGATGGGGTCATTCACCGAGGCTGTTCGGAAGTGGGCGGGCGCGGTCCGCACCGGGCATCCAATTTACTCATTTGCTGTCGTCGGTAAAAATTCCAATTTGTTTTGTAATGTCGAAAACTTCAGCGGATACGGATCCGACTCCCCATTTGCTATTTTACACAAGCTTGGGGGGAAAATCGGAGTGATAGACTTGCCAGATCAACATAGTATGACATTCTACCACTATGTTGAAGAAGCGAATAACGTCCCCTACCGTTACCACAAGAAATTTACAGGTGATTACACCGGATTGGACGGGGCTACTACTCAGAAGACGTTTGGTCTTTTTGTTAGAGATATTGAGAGCGGGGTTTTAACCAAAGTTGATCCGATGGGGGAAATTCTCTGGGATAGAGGAATTTACACTGGGTTCCGCCCGGGAATAGGGTGTGGATTAAGGGTGATCAAGGCGGCGCCTCTTTTTGTCGAGGTATCAAAGGTCATCAGCGAGGGGCGTGCAAAAGGGCTTTTATATGATGTGGAGTGATAGCGAGTTTGGGAGGTATTGTAAGGACTTGGCGACGCGCCTTTTTCCTATTAGTCGCAGCCTAACCGGCCCTGGCGTGAGAGAGACGTTATCGATTCTTGCAGATGAAATCCACGGGCTTCAGATAAAAGAAGTGGCCAGCGGAACCATGGCGTTCGATTGGATTGTTCCGGACGAGTGGGAAATTCGTGGTGCATACATAGAAGATGAGCAGGGCAACAGGGTTATCGATTTCCGGAATCATAACCTGCACGTCCTAGGTTACTCAGAACCAGTGGACCAGATTGTTACGCTGGGTGAACTGGAAAAACATCTTTACTCGCTTCCAGAACAACCCGACGCTATTCCCTACATCACCTCCTACTACTCGCGGCGCTGGGGCTTCTGCCTGACGCATAATCAGCGACAGTCGCTTAAGCCTGGAAATTATCGTGTTGTCATTGACTCAACTTTAAAGCCGGGTGTGTTGAATTACGCCGAGATCATTCTTCCAGGCGAAACTAAGGAAGAGGTTTTTCTCTCCACGTACGTCTGCCATCCGTCCATGGCCAACAACGAACTTTCCGGTCCAGTTGTAACGACGGCGCTGGCTCGCTGGCTGATGTCGCTGCCTAGCCGACGGTACACCTATCGAATCGTTTTCATACCAGAAACTATTGGATCGATCGTTTACCTGAGTCAGAATTACCAGCACCTTAAATCCAGCGTTATCGCTGGATTTAACATCACCTGTGTTGGTGATGACCGTTGCTATTCCTACCTGCCGTCGCGCAATGGAAAGACCCTTTCGGACAGGGCGGCGATACATGCGCTTCGTAATATTGATCCGGAATTTAAGGCATACACGTGGCTCGACCGTGGTAGTGACGAGCGTCAGTACTGCTCGCCTGGAATCGATCTGCCCATGGCAACCATTATGCGCAGCAAGTACGGCGAGTATCCCGAATACCATACATCTCTTGACGATCTATCGCTGGTTACAGCGACCGGCCTGGCGGGCGGGTTTGCGGCGATTCGGGACGCTATCGAAATTGTCGAAGCTAACGTTACCCTCCGCTGCACCGTGCTATGCGAGCCACAGCTAGGCAAACGCGGGCTTTACCCAACGATTAGCACCAAGGATACAGGGGCTCAGGTACGCACCATGATGGGCATGATTTCCTATTGCGACGGCGAGCACAGCCTCTTGGATATTGCCGAGAAAATCGGCCAGCCCTTTAAAAAGCTACAGGGAATACTTAAGCCGCTAATGAAGAACGGTTTGCTCGTCGAGGTTTAAGGTAGCGAGCCCTTATAACCAAACACCAATTTATTGAGCCCGCCCAATGCGGGCTTTTTTTCGCCTGGAGAAAGCCATGCCTGTTGCAGCGCAGCAACTGCTCCTGATACTTCCGAACGCCGGCGCCAAAGCCGGCGTTTTTGCGCCTGCCCTCAATACAGCTATGGGCCGGTACCAGATTGTCGGCTTGCAACGTGTGGCGGCGTTTATCGCGCAGATCGGGCATGAATCCGGCCAACTGCGCTACGTCCGTGAACTATGGGGGCCAACGCCGGCCCAGGCCCGTTACGAGGGCAGGGCAGACCTCGGCAACACTACGAAAGGCGACGGCTTCAGGTTCCGGGGGCGCGGCCTGATCCAGATCACTGGCCGGGCCAACTACGCCGAATGCGGCGAAGCCATGGGACTTGACCTGATCAACCACCCTGAGTTGCTTGAACAACCAGAGTGGGCCGCGAAATCTGCCGCATGGTTCTGGTCGACGCGGGGGCTCAACGGGCTCGCGGATGCAGGTGCCTTCGACAAAATCACCAGCCGGATCAATGGTGGGCAGAACGGTGCTGCTGATCGCCGGGCACTGTACGGCCTTGCTCTGGAGGTTCTTGCATGAATCCAGCCACCTTAAAGTTGCTGATCGCCGGCGTGGCCGTGGCGTTGATCCTGGCTATGAGCGCAACATGGAAAATCCAGGATTGGCGGTATAGCGGTCGGCTGGCTGAACAGGTGGGGCTGCACCAGTCCGACCTGGACAAGATCAGCAGCGCGGCAGCCTCCCAGGCCAAGGCAGAGCAAGCCAAGCGCCTGGCTCTGGAGCAGCAGCTATCGGCCAGCGAACAAACCCACTATAAGGAGCTGAGCAATGCCCAGCGTGATCAAGATCGCCTGCGCGATCGTCTTGCCACTGCTGATGTCCGGCTGTCAGTCCTCCTTGCCGAGGATCCAGCCAGTTGCAGCCCAATGCCTGCCACCCCCAGCGCCGGCGGCGTGGTTCATGGAAGAGCAAGAGCCCAACTTGACCCAGCGCATGCTCAAAGAATTATCGCCATCACCGACGCCGGCGACCGGGGGCTGATCGCGCTGCGGGCGTGCCAGGCCTACGCTAAAGAAGTGAGTCGGCGATAGGCCTGATCAGCTCCGGGCCCTGGTTGCGAACGTTGCCGATAGCGCGATCCACCTTAAACCACTCGAAAGCCTCAGCAGGTTCGCCCTGGTGCAGAGCTATTTGCTCGGCGCGCTCCTTCGGCGTGGCCGGGTCAAGCCATTCCCGGGCAAGCTCTGGCGTCAGCACCACGGGGCGGCGGTCGTGGATGTCGACCATGCCGCCCGCGCTGTCGGCGGTGATGATGACGAAACCATCGTGCTCGCCCGGCTCCTGTCCGCCGGTGGGGAATTGGCCAATGGCCGCGCACAGGACTGGTGCTTGGTCCCGCCGACGGATCAGGTAGGGTTGCTTTTTCGGGCCACCCTCATCGACCCACTCAAACCAGTTGTTGATCGGCGTGATGGCGCGGTTCGGCCAGATCGGCCGGTAGAACGGCCCGTGGGCGACTTTCTCAACCCTAGCGTTGATAGGTGCAGCGCGATTCTTGGCCCAGTGCGGTCGCCAGCCCCATCGCACCAGGTCAGCATGTAGTGTTTCGTCTTCCTGATGGAGTAGGGCAAGCTGTTGCGACGGCGCGCCGTTGTACCGGCCCAGGGGCTGATCGCCAATTGTGCTGACCAGTGCGTCGGGCATGAGGCTCAGTACAGCCACGAAGTCGTGGATGCCGGTGTATTGCGAGAGTCGTCCGCACATATAAAGCCCTCAGGTGATCCGATTCACTCATTGCCCGAGTATCACATCAGGAAGGCTGTCGCCCTCATATACTTTCAGTCGATTGTATAGCTCGGCAATCAAGGCGCTCTGGCCTGCAATCTTCGACCTCGCCGCGTTCGTTAAGGTCGTGTGCTCCAGATAATGGTCGCTCAGAGTCTTCTCCACCGCCCGCAGCTTAGCCCGAAGCTTTGCGCATTCTTTGGCTTCAGCGGCGTGCATTTCGATCAAGCCGAAAATGTCCTGGCGCGCTTTGCGCAACTGGGTTGTGAGTTCCTGCACCTCGTTCTCTAGCATCAGGCAAGAGTGCTTGTACATTTCCAGGGGTGTGGGGGTGCCCAGCCAGTCGCTGGTGTCTTCGATTTCGTAGGGGTCCATGACCATGCCTTGCTTGATACTGTTTGGATACACAGTAATCGAGGCGCGATGACCTGGGCGAGGGCGAGGCGACGAGCTGTAGGATTTGGATTGTGTTCGGTGGCAGGACGCCGGGGAGGGGTGCGCAAAACCTCCTCTGGAGGCCGCGTGTTTTCGTTTGCGTAACCACAAAAAAATGGATATTTTGGGGGGCAGGAAATGGCGTAATTTCCTTTTAAAACAATTGCTTGGGCTGCTACAGTCCCCAGCATGGGGTGCTAGGGGTCGAGTGTTCGAATCACTCCGTCCCGACCATATTTTCTGAGTAGAATCAGACACTTAAGCCGATCAAGTAGATCGGCTTTTTTGTGCCTGCGCAAAACCCGCGCAAAACTTGCGCAAAACTATCCAGTGATTTCGCTGATATTCAGGTCCGGGATTGCCTCCGACCACACGATATCCGCGTGGTCCTTCTGGTAGTTCCTGGTCATGGTCTCGCTGGCGTGACCGGCGATTGTCTGGCCATCCTTGCCGGCTTTTTGGTACAGGTGCAGCGACAACGCTCGCACTTCGTGGAAGCCCGGCATTTCTTCTTCCCTCCACCCCTTGTAACACCCTGCCAGTTCCCGAGCCTCTTTGAAGGCTCGCGTCAAATACCGCTCTTCGACTTGTGTCCAATGATCCTTCGTCTGCGCTTGCTTCTGTTTCAGGCGATCCGGGCGCCGGTGGACCAAGTACGGGGAAGCAATATCATCCCGGCACCGGCTGATGACGGCTTGAAGTTCTTCGGTCACCTTGAACCGAATCCAAGCAGCATCGCTGGCCTTGGCCGTCTTCTGCTGTACCACGTACAGATAACCCTCCCGAACCCCATCAAATCGCATGTTCAGAATGTCGGTACGCCGCTGCGCGGTGATCAGCGCTAGATCGATTGCGTTCTGCAGCCAGGCCGGCGACTTTTCTCGAATGGCCTTCAGACCCTCGACGGAGTGACGCTTGCGCTGCTTCTTCTCGATCCGGTTGATGGTGCTGGCCGCTGGGTTATCCGGGCATAAGCCCTTGGCCGCTGCGTGGTTGAAGATGTCGATCAGCAGCGCCCGGCACTGATTTGCCGTGCGCGGAGTTAGCGCGTCGAGCATTTCGGCAATCATGCGGATCGTGATTTGATCCACGGCCTTGCCTTCGAAGTGTTTTCGAAAGCGGCGGAAGTGGACTGCATACAGGCCCAGGGTGCCCGTGGCAAGCTCGCGCGGCGGAAGCACCTTGGCTTCGTAATGGTCCAGAAATCCGGAAAAGGTTGCGGATGAACTGCCTAGCACGGCGCCCACTAGGTCTGCGCCGCGCATGAACTCCAAATTCAGTTGCTTTGCTGCATCGATCGCTTTGACCCGGTCCGAGCCGAACGGGAACCACTTGCCATCAGTAGGGCGGCGATATCGATAAGTCGAGCGCCGCGCATCGAAGTAAAGGTTCTGCGGGAGGTTCTTGTTCGCCTTGTTGCGCGGCCGTGGCACCATCATGCAGCTCCTTTCAATACCATTGCGACCAAGTCATTACCGTCCGACCGGCTGAATGCTGTCCAATCAACGTACCAGAGTTTGCCGATTTGCTCGCCGGGCACCTGGCCGTTGCGGATGTAGTTGCGGATCGCCTGGGGGCAGGGTGGTGTGCCGTTTTCACCCCAGCGCCGGCGCTGGAATTCACTGATCTTGATCAGTTCTTTCTTCATTGGTGTGCTCCATGCCGCGCGTGGCGGCAGAAGGTGGTTATTCTGATTTGGCGGGAAACCACTCGTTGTCGTATTCGAACTGGGTCACCAGCTCAGGCGTGAGGCTCGGTAGCTGGCGCTCGAAGACCAGATATCCGTAAGGCTTATCGATCCATTCCGGCGCGAGCCTCATGAACTCGCCCTTGTAGATCCGCAGCAGGTGGTCCGCTGCCTTTTCGAATTCCTCCTCGCGATAGTTGCCATCGCAAGTGATGCCGTTACTGACGCGCCACACGGTCCGCTTTGGCTGGGCCTGGGCGGTCTTGATCTTCTGGTCCATCTGGTCACGGGCATAAACGAGCTGATCCAGGGTCAAGGCGGCGACCCAGTCGTCAGTGCTGACATGTTGCTCATGGCCGAGGTAGCACTTAATCACGGGCATACGAATTCCTCGCCCGCCGTTCACCGGCAGGCTGTAGGTGGATTGGGGTTATGAGATCAAGCAGCGATTCGCGGCACCAGAACGCCGAGATCCGCCAAGCCTTGCAGCGCGATCGCGCATTCATCGCCGAAAGCAAACATCGCACTACCGGCTCCCGAGCGGCCCTTTTTGTGACTGTTCTCATGTCCGGGCACAAAGGCGATGCGGCCCTTTATCAGCAGGGTCGCCGAGGCGCAGGCCATTGCTTCCTGGAACCACTCGGCATCGGTACGGCTGAACACCAACGCAATTCCGTCACCGTGAGAGATAAGGCGGCGCATCCAGAAGCCGGTGTCAGGCCCGTAGGGTGGGTTCATCCAAACCCGGCCCGACCATTCTTTCGATAGGCCGTCATCGAAGATCGTGTACTTCGTCTCTGCCGGTACCGCCGTTACATAGTCGTGCGGGCTGGATGGGTCGAGGTCGAACTGCAGGCCGAGACGTTCGAATATCCAGGCTGGCGTGTACCACTCGACGCTCTTGTGCTTCGGCTGAGCCTCTCGGGCGCCAATCATTCCACTCATGGCCTCGGCCCCCTGTATATCAGGTGGGCCATGTAGAGCAGGGGGAGGATCATGGCGTCACCGGCCTTACCCACACGCAGATCGGGCCGTCCTCGGTATCGTGGATTGAGAAGATGAACCACCCTTCACCGGCTGGAACGGTCGGGTCCCAGGCCGCGCAGTCGGCGATACCCTCCGAGAGCCAAGACGCCTGAACCTCTTCTGGCGCGTCGTACTCGAAGGCCAGTTCGCGAGCTTCCAGGCCGCGCGCGTCAAACCATGCGTACGGAATCAGGTCGTCTTCGGTTGATGGCCAGGCCGGGTGTGTCCAGCACCCTGTAGAGTCACGCTCAACTGGCATCGACTGGATCAAAACATTTTCTTCAGGCATGACTTCGTCCTTGCCGCTATAGCGGCTGACTTTGAAGGGGGAGGGGTTACTGCTTGATTGGGTTTAGGCGGGCAGCTTCGATCAGTGCGTCACATTCGCGGGACTTCGGCGAGAACTGTCCACAAACCGCACAAGACGAGCGTGGGTATGGCTTGCCCTCGGAGGCTATGCGTTGACGACATTGCTCTGGCGGCGTCACCACCGCTACCGGTGCGGGCTGCTCGGATGGCGCTGGTGTGTAGCGCAATGCCACCTTGTAGGCAGCGTCCAGCGCATCATCAAGATCGCCGCCAGCATTGCGGCACTCGTTGAACGCGATTATTTGCTTGGCGCGAACGTCATAGCTGCGCTCAACAGGCATCAAAGCTACCTGTTCACGCTCGATTTCGTTGGTCATCACGCACCATCCTTCGCGGCTGGCGCGGATTGGTGGTATGGCGCCGCCAGCTCGCGGATGGAGAAATAGACCTCGCCGCCCAATGGTGCGCCGGTCGCATAGATCAAGCGGTTGATTTGTGCCAGGTCTTCCCGCGCCTTGGTCAGTTCGGATTGCAGGTCATTAGCGCGCCTCCCGTTCTGGATAATCATTTGACATGCATCGTCGAGTGAATCTTTCAGCCGTTCCACCTCAGCCTGTAGCCGGGTGACAATTGGTGTGCAGGCGTCTAAACACTCGTTAAACCCGTCGGCCTTTCCTTCTGCGTAGTTCCCTCCCATGTCATGCCCCCATGCGTAAACTTCAGGCATAGGGGAAGGCAGCACTTCCGGCTCCCCGCCAGCAGGCGGCACAGGTTCAGCCAGGGCGGCGTCGATACGCTCAAGAACAGCGGAGGACCACTTGGATGTGTTGTGACTGGCGACTACTGCGCGCAGGTCCAAGGCCAGCTCCCGCGACAGGGTGATTGTTTTATTGGTCATGGTTGAAATTTCCCCTCGGCTTCAGTCGGTAGCGCATGCTCCGAATGTCTTGAATCTGCCTGCAACAGGCGGGGCACGTAATCGTCCCTCCTTGCTCTGCATGTTCGTGTTCTTCTTCGGCGTCGCCGGATTCAAAAGCATCGAACGCATCGCCGCATAGAGTGAACTCGGGTTGGCTGGTGCTTTGCGCACAAATCCGCTTACTCATGGCTTTCAGTCTCGGTGGATGGGTTGAGGAAGTCGTCAGCGGCGACGATTGCGTCGTGCGTATGCTTCAAGTGCCCGTGGTTGTAGTTATGTTTCGAGGTAGGCGGCTATGAATTGCGTCGCCGCTTCAGCATTGATGGCGTTTCCGTAGGCGCGCAGGCGTCCCACACGGGAGGGAGCGCCATCAGCCAGCGGGAATGTTCCGGGTTCAACTGGCCGCCACTTTCCATCCCGGCATCCGAGCCAATCAACATCTCTCCAGAAGCCGTTAACCGGGCCGGCTCCGCTGCTGTGTAGACTTGATTCCGCAACCGTGAACCGCTTGTCGGTCCCCCATTTATGTACTTCTCCCACTGCGCCAGCGAGCCTGTCCTCCCCGCATCCTCTACCGTCGGCGTGCACCAACCCGAACAAACCGTCACCGTCTTCCGGCTGCTGTCGTTGTTGCCCGCTGCGTTGTTCCCATTCTGTGCCGGAGTTCCTGCCATTGGCGTAGGCCAGCCGGTCAGGGCGACTATCTGGTTCAGTGGCCGCCCTGTGTCCCAGGGCCTCGCGTCCTTTGCCCCCCGATTCGCGTCCGCCGCGGTCACTGTGGGCCACCCAGAATAATCGGTCTCGGATGTGCGGCGCACCGACGCCCGCAGACGGAAACGGGACGGCCCCGAAGGCGTAGTCCAGGGCTTCCAGGTCAGCATGTACAAGGTCGACCCAAGGCTCGACAGCCTTGCTCGCAACCTGCTCTCCAAAGATGACTGGAGGCGTGCACTGCTTGATGAGCCAGGCAAAAGTTGGCCAGAGGTGCCTTGAGTCCTCAAACCCAGCTCCAGCGCCTGCCGCGCTGAAAGGTTGGCAAGGACAGGAACCGGTCCAAACAGGTCGATCATCTGCCCAGCCGGCACGCCGAAGGGCGAGAGACCAGACGCCGACGCCGGCGAAGAAGTGGCACTGCGTGAAGCCGCGCAGGTCGCTTGGGTGGACATCCTCGATACTCCTTTCATCCACGACGCCTGGCGCAATGTGGCCGGCGTCAATCAGGTTGCGTAGCCACTGGGCGGCGTATGGATCGATTTCGTTGTAATAAGCGGACAAGGGTGCACCTCGCCGGTTGGCGTGATTCGAGTTTGTGGGCTATTGGTTGATGGCCCGGCATGGGGCCGGATCAGGCGGTGATTCGCTCGCCAATCACGGTGGTTGTGAACTGAACGGTGTACTCTGTGACCAGTTCGAATTCGCCGCCGCAGGTGTCACAGGTCATGTTCTTGTCGCCATAGTCTTCCGACTCAATGTGAATCACCGTGGCGCAGTGAGGGCACTTGCATTCGTCTTGGGCGCGATAATCCCACTCGTCGTAGTCGCGCTCTGCGACCTTGGCCAGCGCCTCGGCTTTCGCGACTGCGTCTTCGGCGTCCTGACAGGGTTTGCACGTAAAGCCATCCGGATGGCCCCACGGTGTTTCCGTCAGCTTCGAGCGGTGGGTGCCGCACAGACGGCAAACGTTGTGCTTGTCGCATACCGAATAGCTGTACTTCTCACCGGTTCCGTTGCATTTGGCGCAGCCAGACACCCAATACCAAGCTCCATCGATATGCTCGGCATAAAGCCCTGTTTCGGGTGGGTCGAGCCTGACCTCCGGCAAGCCATTGGTGTGCGGCTTGCCATGCCTGGCCTCGTTCCAGATGTTTGTTTTCCCTGAGCGCAGGCGTTGTGTCCATTCGCCGGGGACTTCCGGGATCAGGATTTTCGTGTTCTTGTCCATGGATTATCTCCAGTCAGGCGCCGCCCTCCGTGATCGGTGGTGGCAATTTGGTTTGGGTTGGGGTATTACGGGTGACCGGCATGGGGCCTAGCGGGGAGAGGCGGATGGACATCCAAGAGTGGGACATCGATTTATCTGACGCGGCGTCGCTTGATTTTTACGACATCATCACTGTTTCACTGGACAACGGAACAGAGATCCCGATCTGGGCAAAGGACAGCGACCATCGTATTGGGGAGGCCGCCCCCGATTCTTCCAAGCTCGTATTTGTTTCCCAACGGCCAATCTCGATAGAACGAGTTCTATCCCTTCAAGACTCATTTCGCGACCGAAAGTTAAAGGGTTGGTACCACAAGATACGCTAGGCTGGCTCTAATATTTCGTCCTCAGGCTCTGGCGGGTCGTCGGCGAGCGACTTACGCCCGGCCGCCTTAATGAGTCGTGACACCTTTTCGGTAACAATAAAAGGTGTCACGACCTGATGCAGCATATTGGCCTGAGTCTCGAAGTCCGCCGCGATGAGGTTCATCAGCAGCCTCTGATGAACGTCCTGCTGGTTGTTGATGCCGTGGGCTTTCATGACCTGCTGAAGGTCCTTCTTGAAGATGCCGGCGACCTCAATCGTGAACTTTTCGATACCCAGTTTTGCAGCCGTCTCTGCTGCCTTCTCGCGCTTTCGGCGCTGCTTGAGCGCTTCCGCCGTCGGCTGCTGTTCCTCGGCCATGGCCGTCTCCTTCAATTCCGCTGACTGGCAGCTCCAGCCATGTTTGCCTTCGGCGCTGGCGCACCTGGTTGTTGATCCGCCTCATCGCGGCCCTGGGAATTTGATCCCGTTCTCGCTGGTGATCAGCTTGGCGCGCTTCAGGTCCATGTCCATTTCCTTGGCTGCCTCGCCAATGGTTTTTCCGGCCTTGGCCAGGGCTCGCAATCGCGGGGCATCTTTGTCGCGTGCTGCGCGTAGTTTCTCGCTACGGGTGCTCTTGATCGGGCCGCCGCAGTCATTGCTGACGCCGCTGGCGATCAATTCCACTTTCTTGCCGGCGCCGAAGAACTGATCCAGCTTCTGGTTCAGGTCCTGGATGATTGCGTCCCGCGGGTTGGGCATTGGCTCGCCGATCATTGCCGGACACCCGAGAGCGTGACCTTGATGCCGTCGGCGCGCGACTCGAGCTGCTGCGCATAGTTGACGGCCGCCTTGTAGCTGAAGCGGAAGCCGCGCACCTTGTTGGTGGCCAGCTCCACGATGTGGTACGCCTGTTCGCCCTTGGGCACGACCTGGTAGCGAATCTTCTGCACGGGTGGCTCCTTGCCGATCATGGCGTAGAACGCAGCGGTGGCGACCGTAGAGCGAGTGTGCAGGGCCGCAACCCCGTCGACTCGCTGTTGAATGGATGGATGCATGACAGTCCCTCTTTTGGGTTGCGTTTATTCGTCAGCACTCTGCTCGCCTGCCGGTTGCCGTGGGGCGCAGGGGAGGGTGCTGGCGGATAAAGGCAGGCGTAAAAAAGCCCGATCGAGACCGGGCTTTCGGTTGGCTTCACAAACGCCTCCGTATGTGAACGCCGGGTGCCTTCGTTGGAAGGGCTTGGGTCTGGGCTATTTCATGATGGTGATCCTCCGTTGTTCGCTCACTGGGCAGGCAGTGGCCACCTTCGAAGCTGCATTGGAATGTCGGTCCTGACCAAGATGCCTAACTACGTCCGCCCGTTCGCATACAAACAGTTGGCCTGGATCAGCTTTTTTCATGGGGCGCCGACATTCCGATGCAGCCTCTTTCGAGGTGCTCGGGCTGGTGTCCTATGGCAAAACCAGCAATGCCCCAACTACGTCTCTAGTTGGCAGAAGTGATGCAGGGGGCCGCTTTCGCGGTGTGTTCTCGTCCGCATCGGGGTGTGATCTGTCGTCCGGTCTGGGCTGCCCGGCTTACTGGCTTTCGCCTCCCATATTCCACCGCTCCGGCTTCCCAATCTGGGCCCACCCGTCGCAGGGCAAACAAATCACACTCCGATGCGGCCTGGTGCTGGGGAGTACCAGGTGCTCGGGCCCGGGTTTGCACCGGACTTCCACGTCACCATTACTTTTATATGGGGTTCATACGTGTAGTTCGCCCATTTTCGTAGGCTCTTGCCATCCCGCTGCCCACTCATTGAATGGGCAGAAGTGATGCCTATTGCACGGCGCGCAGTTCGCTACGCAGGACCCAGTTCCCCGAGACCTTCGCCATACAGCCGACGAAAGCCGCGTACTTGGTTTCCCGATCCGTCTGGTACCCGTAGTAGGAGCAAGTCACCCGTTTAGCGAGGCTGTTGATCAGCAGCCCAACCGCAAACATCGCAGCGGACAAGACCAGAACCCTCCGCAGGTGCCTGTTCACGCCTCGATACCAAAGTCTTTCAGGCGCAGGCCCAGCTCGTTTCCGATTTCGGCGAGCACCTTCAGCTCTTCGGGGCTAATGTTGCCGTCGCCCTCGGCCACAGTGAGCATATTCACGAACACTTCTTCCGCGTCGGCCGGGTTGTTCTTGATGTCGCGGATCTCGCGCAGGATGTTCATCCGGCCCAGGCGGAAGCCTGCCTGCAACTGTTCGGTGAACAGGTTGACCGTGCTGGTAATCTCCGAGCCGAAGTGTTCCAGGGCCTTGTTGGCGCGGATCTGGATGTCGATTTGGGCCGCTTCGTTTTTGCTGATCTCACCATCAGATGCGGCCACCAGCAGGCAGCCACCGACGATGGCCTGCATCAGGTCGCGATTTTCCAGCTTCTTGACTGCGCGCTTGGCGCCGAACAGTTTCTTTCCAAGACCAAACATGGGTATTTCCTCTGGGGTTGGGTTACATCCCGCTGCACCCTGTTGCCAAGGTGCAGAAGTGATGCATTCCGTCCAATTACCGCCGGAAGGGGCGGGGCGCATTGCATGCCGGGTCGTTCACTCGGTTCTGGCGTTTCACCATCGAGCAGCCGTCCAGGTTGTTCCTGTCGTTGGCAGGCTTTCGGGCCTGTCTGCCCGCCGGTCGCCGGTAGAGGCAATGCGGTCTGTTGTTTGTTGCGCTGGTTGTTAAAGAGCGACGCGGCTTTCGCTGCTGGGCCGTCTAGCGTTGGCTTGAGCTAAATATAAGCCTACTTATCGATGATGGTCAATAAGCAGACTTATAAATTTTCTGTTGGGCGAAAAAAAGCCCGCACTGCGCGGGCCTTCATCAGCAATCTATATAGCTTTTCCATCCTATCCGAACTCGATCCTGGTCCAGACGCTCGACCGTTATCCCATCGGTTTCGTCAAGCTCATGTAGGACCCGCTCCCAAGCCTCAAGTGCTTCATCGTCTCGTCTTTTTATGTCTACCGCCTGGTGCTTTTGCACCTTCGGGTCAGACACCATCATTTGAATCCTTCGTCCTACATGCTCGTACGCTCTCGAAGAAAAGGTGTCGCGGTCAGTGATCAGGTTCATGGCGCCCTCCTTGTTGTACTGTATGAATAAACAGTATTTCATCTGTAGGAAAACGGCAATATCGCGTGGAGTACATTTGTACTCTTGTCGGCGGCAGGCGTAAAAAAGCCCGCGATATGCGGGCTTGAAGGGAGCGGGCGAACGTTAAAGCTTACCGGTCATTCGCACAGCCACTCCGATGATTCGACAGTTCTCGTCCAGCTCAACCATTTTATATGCAGGATTCAAGGGCTTGAGATACCTCACGCCGCCGTCGTCTACCAGCTTCTTAAAGGTTGCTTCATTGCTGGCCGGGAGCTTCGCAATCACCAGCTTCCCAGGCTTTACGTCTGCTTCTGTGTCGACCAAGATCAGCATTCCCTCCGGCACACTCGTACCAGTCGGCGCCGTCATTGAGTCACCTTTAACCTCGAGCCAGAACGCGGGACCCTTCGAGTCGTAGTCTGACAGCTCGTAGCGGTCTGAGAAGCCGTCAGGATATGGCTGGACGGCTTCTTCCCACGCCCCTGCGGATACCCAACTAATTACCGGATAGCGATATAGCTCGGCTGGTTGTTTGGCCATGCTCACGTTCGATTCGCCCGTGACTTTGTCGGTCATCGAGCCAATGCCGTCGGATAGCCAAATGGCGCTGACCCCGCAAAGGTGCGCAAATTTTGCTAGATGGACGCTCTGCTGATTCTTGCCGGTCTCCAGTTGGGAGATCACCGGTTGCTCAACACCGGCCTTTTCGGCCAGAGCTTTCTGGGTCAGGTTCGCATGCTTGCGAGCGAGCTTCATGCGTTCGGCTAGTGTCGTCATGTCCGTTAATTTATAAGTTCCCTTATGCCCTTGCAAATAAGCCTCCTTCTCCATACGATATAAGCGTGCTTATCAGGAGGGCTCGCTATGACCCCTATCGAAAGGCTCGTCGACCACTTTGGCGGGCAAACCAAAACAGCTTTAGCGCTGGGGGTTACTCAAGCCGCGGTTTCGTATTGGGTAACCGGTGCGTACTCAATGAGCGCAAAAACCGCGTTCAAAGCTGAAGAGCTTACCAACGGTTTGATCACCGCTCGCGAGCTCTGCGCTGAGCCCAAGCCGACGGTGACCGCCGCTTAGCTCTTAGGAAACATTTTGCAATGCGTGATGGCACGCAGCCACTGAAACAAAACCGAGGTTTTACGAATGGACGAATTTCTGCGGGCTTGCCAAAGCGCGGTCCTGGACAACGAAGCAAAGGTTCTGGCCGGCCAGATGGGAGTTCCCCACGTCAGCCTCCTGCAACGTGCGAATCCGGACAACGACGCCCATCACCTGACCATCGAGCACTTGTTCGGGATCTTGCTGCACACGGGTGACATGCGTCCGCTCGCGGCCCTGGCTGATCAGTTCGGTTTCGACCTGGTGAGGAAGGAAGCGCCCCAGCCGCAAGCGCTGACGGCTTCGATGATGCATGTCGGCAAAGAAATCGCGGACCTGACCCTGGCGGTGCACAGCGCGCTCGATGATGGCCGGGTGACTCAGATCGAGAAGCAAGCCATCCGCAAAGAAATCGATCACGTCCGTCACGAGCTGAACGTGATGGAGCAGTCGGTGAAGGTTGCCTGAATCGCAGGCACAAAAAAGCCGGGCTGCAACCCGGCTCTTTCAACAACATGTAAAACACAGTGGGGCCATTATGAACACGATCGTCGCTCCAAGCAATACGGTCACCATGTCGAGCCGGGAGATAGCCGAACTGACAGGGAAGCAACACAAGGATGTTATTCGAGATGTCCGGGTGATGCGCAAGGCGTTGCTGGATGATGGCGCAGATCTGCGCCATCTCCGAGAGGTTAAGGATGGCCGGGGCTACACCGCAGAGTTTCATCTTGACCGTGTGCTGACTGAGACGCTGCTGACTGGTTACAGCATTCCGCTTCGCCATCGTGTCGTGACACGTTTGAGCGAGTTAGAAAACGTGTCACGACATGCTGTCACGATTCCTCAATCCCTTCCTGAAGCACTCCGACTTGCTGCCGACCTGGCAGATAAGAACGGCGAGCTGCAGCGCGTCATCACTGAACAAGCCCCCAAGATCGCTGCGATCAATCGCCTGGCCGCTGCTGGCGGCGCTATTTGCATCACTGATGCAGCCAAACAGCTTGGGGTCGCTCCGACACAGTTGTTTTCCTGGCTCGAACAACATCGCTGGATATTCCGTCGCCCAGGTTGCCGCCGTTGGGTGGCGTATCAGCCCCGCATCTCCAGCGGCCACATGGTGCACAAAGTCACGGATCTAAAACCAGACGTAGAGACAGGCGCCGAGCGCGCTGCCTTCCAACCACTTGTAACCCCCAAGGGCCTTGCCCGACTAGCTGAACTTCTGCAGGAGGCCGCGTAATGGCCGGCGACTGGATTAAATTCGAACTCACCACCCTGGATAAACCCGAGGTCTGCCAGATCGCTGACTTGGCAGATATCGATCCTGATGCGGTAGTCGGCAAACTGATGCGCGTTTGGGGCTGGTTCGACCAACAAACCGAAAACGGTAACGCTCCGAGCGTTAGCAAAAAGTTACTCGATCGTCTCGTAGGAGTTACCGGTTTCTGCGAGCACATGAAATCGGTCGCATGGATGATTGAGATCGACGGCGTTATCAGTCTCCCTCACTTCGAGCGTCATAACGGGAAGACCGCTAAAAACAGGCTCCTTACCGCAAAACGCGTGGCGAACCACAAGGCGAGCAACGGAAAAGGTAACGCTGCGAACGTTAGTGGAGCGTTACCTAAAGAAGATGTAGAGAAGAATAAAGACCCTCTCTCTGCGCGTGAGTCCGTCGATCCTCGCATGCCCAGCGAAATGACCCTGGACTGGGTGCCGGATCAAACTTTGATGAAGACCTATGCGCTGCATCACGGCCTGTCCCTGGACCTGTTCACGGAGCAAGTTGTCGGGGACTTCACTGCTCATTACGAATCGAAAGGCCAGGTGAACACCCAGAAAGAGTGGGTGCAGATGCTGGCAAAATGGGTGAAGGGCAACAGAGCCCGTGTCGCCGCTTCGAACGTGACCCAGCTTAAGCCTCGGCCGACCGCAGCTGATTTCGATGATGACGACACCGAGTGGTCGCGCGGGGTTAAACCATGAAAGCGGTTTCCCTCATCGCCCAGGGTTTGTGGGACAAAGCCCAAGCAGGCGAATTCATCGCCGCCGAGGCTGCTGCACCCATGGCCAGCGAGGCCGACAGCACCTTGGTTTCGGCCATCAACAACCTGTTTGCAGAACTCCGCTCTATCCGCTCGGCCTGGCGCCAAGCTTGGCCGGACAAGGAGACCTATCGGGAATCGAAGCGCCAGTGGTTCCAGGCCTTCCTCGAGGAAGGTATTTGCACCCAGGGGCAAATCGATTTCGGGATGGCCCAAGTACGCAAGCAGTCCGGCGACTTCATCCCCAGTCCAGGGCAGTTCATCGAGTGGTGCAAGCCGACTCCTGAAATGATCGGCTTGCCACCGCTTGCCGCGGCGCACCGTGAAGCCTGCCGCAACGCTCACCCGAGCATGGCGGGGCAGGGCCAATGGTCACATGACGCGGTGTGGCACACGGCGAAGGAGTGCGGATTCGAAAGCCTGAACAAGCTCGACACGGCGCTGAGCCTGAAGCTCTTCGAGCGAAACTACGCGATCACCATCCGGCGGCTTCTGGCCGGGCTACCGCTCCAGCCCATGCCCAAGGGGTTACCGTCTCGCGTCGCAGCGAAGGTGACGCCCGAGGTCGGGAATGACGCACTGGCCCAGTTGCGCGCCAAGCTTGGAGGTGCCCGTGGCTGATCCCCGTCTCGCACCCACGGACCCAGCGGATTACCGCTATGCGGTGCACTGCTGCGGCTACAAGTGGGAACTCTCCGACAAACCCGATCGCGCCGTGGCGCTGTTCGAACACTCGAGCGCCGCGCTGAAGTTCGGGCGGCTGATGTGGCCATCGACCTATGAGGTGATTGATCGCATCACCGGGGAGCAGGTATGCGCGTGACCTCGAAGAAACTGCGGGCTTCGGCGAACGGCCAGGACTGCACCGTGCGTATGCCGGGCGTTTGCAACCACAACCCAGAAACCACCGTTCTGGCGCATCTGCCGTGTGGGCAGAAGGGCATGGGCATGAAGGGCTTCGACACCGTCGCGGTCTACGCCTGCAGTGCTTGCCACGATGTGATCGACGGCCGGGCCGCCGGCGCCGTTGAGTGGGCGGACATGCCCCGCGCCATTGCCGAAACCCACGAAGCACTGATCAGGGCCGGGATCCTGACGGTCAAGGGGGCCGCATGAAGGCGTTTGGGTTGAAGCCAAAGCGCGCCAAGGCCATCGACCGCGAAGGCCTGGAGCAGGCCGCGCTGCTGAAGGAGGTCACCCTGCGTTACCCGGCGGCCGCGAAGCTGATCTATCACGTCCCGAACGGTGGGCACCGGCACAAGCTGGTGGCGATCAAGCTGAAAGAGCAGGGCGTCAAGGCAGGCGTTCCTGACCTGGTGCTGCCCATGGCCCGCGGCGGGTATTTCGGGTTGTACATCGAGTTCAAGGCCATGCCGCCGTTTGATGCCGCCGTCTCGGCGAGCCAGGACGCATACATCCACGCGCTGACCGAGCAAGGCTATCTCGCGATCGTCTGCCGCGGGCACATCGATGCGCTCGAAGCGATCCGGGCCTATCTACTTCAACCACCGACGAGGGTTGCGGCATGAGCAAGACCCGCACAGTGAAGTTCAGCGATGCCGAGATCCGGCGCCAGGCTGCGGACCCTGCGGTGCATGACCTGCGCGACCCACGTCACCCGGGCCTGTATCTGCGCTTCGGCCAGGATCGGCAGCGGGGCTCCTGGTACCTGGTCAAGGGCAAGGCGTGGAAACAGATCGCACGGTTTCCTGATTTGGGTGCGGCGGCGGTGTTGGCCGAGCTGCCCGCGTTGCGTCAGCGTCTGCTGCACGATCCATCGGCGACCGCTGCCCTGGGCGGCCTGTCCACTGTTGGCCAGTTGCTGGACTGGTACGGCGACCGAATGGCGCGCGATCGCTCGCTGTCGGCCAAGCGCAAGACCGGCGCTAAGTCGGCCATTGCCTGCCACCTGCGACCGCGCCTGGCCAGCCTGCCCATCCGTGAAGTCTCGGCTCCGGTGCTGGACAAGCTGCTGATGTGGCCTGCTCAGGAGGTGCTGTCGCTGTCCTACGTGCGTCAGCTCTTCGGCCTGCTGGTGGTCGCGTTCCGCCAAGCGCACAAGTTGGGCCTGATCGACAGCAACCCCGTGGCCGGGCTGAAGTTCGTGGACTTCACCAAGGCCAAGATCATGCCCAAAGCCGCCCGACTGCGTGGTGTCCACCTGGTGGAGCTGGTACCAGCCCTGGCCGAGCGGTTCGAGGAGCAACCCGCCGAGGCCATGCTCGCGCTGATGATGCTCTGCCACGGCACCCGCGTTGGTGAGACTCGCATGGCGCGCTGGCCTGATATCTCCCTGGCCGATGGCGAGTGGTTCCTCCCAGCCGAGCACACGAAGACCCGCACCGAGCATCGCTTACCACTGACGGCCCAGGCCAAGGCCCTGTTGACCCGGTACCGAGCCACCCAGATCGCCACGGGCTATGAGGGCATCTATCTGTTCCCTTCGCGCCGTGGTCAGTCGCTGAGTGAGGGCCAGGCCAGCGCCGTGTTCACGCGCCTTGGCCAGGGTGAGTGGACCAGTCATGACCTTCGGAAGGTGGCTCGCACCGCATGGACGGACCTCGGGATCGACGGCCACATCGGCGAGATGCTGCTCAACCATTCGCTGGGCAAGATCGCCTCGACCTACATCAACACCCAGGCCCGGGAGCAGCGGTTGAAGGCGCTGGAGAAGTGGCACGGTTGGTTAGATGAGCGTGGCTTTCAGGCGATTCACAACCTGACAGGCGCCCAATTTGAAGATTCGCATAACCCCGCGCAGGCTAATAACGGCGCGGGCTGCACGGCTATTCCTGACATTGTTAATGGCGAGGTTTCAAAATGATGATTTTACTCGATCCGAACACCGGCCTCGCCGTGAACCCTGCCTTCGTCGCGTCGATCAGGCTGACCAACTACAACGCCAATCAGCACCTGGTCATTACGATGAAGGATGGCTACGAGACCCGAATCGCGGACAACCGCGCCCAGGGTGTCAACGTTCGTGATTTGCATCGCCAAGTGCTGGAGGCGGTATGAAGCGAACCCATGGCCCGGCTCTGCGCCGCCAGCGTAAGTCGATGATGGAATGCACCGTTTGCCGTGGCACTGGCCTGGTAGCGGGTGTTTTCTTTGAGCTCCACTGCACCATTTGCGATGGCACCGGCTGGTTATGCCCCGTCACGGGAAAGGCTTTGCCATTGAGCGAATTGGTGCTTGAGCTGAACCGGCGTCTTCGGGATGCACTGGCGGAAATCTCCAGAGCAAACCTGGCAGGCGGTGCCCAGCAGCAATACAACGAAAACAACCGTCTCGGTGCCGGCGGCACCAACTACACAGGGGATTGAGCCATGGGCATCTATATAGACGTGATGAGCACACTCGTTCGGGTACTGGCCGCCGACAACATCGACAACAGCACCAAACAATCCTGGCAGAAGCTTATCGACGCTGATATGCGTCAGGGCGGTAACGGTAGTTCGCTCTCGCCCCGCGACAAGTTCGACTATGACTGCTGCCTCTATGCGCTGCTACACCGTCAGCTCGATCCAGCGCAGTGGGATGTGCTGGTGGCCAAGTATTCGACCCACAAGGCCAACAAGGTGGCAGCCATCGGCCGCCTGGTCGCGCGGATGGTTTCGCCGGCTCCCCAGTTGTTCGTCTACAAGGCCTTGACCGCATGGGCGATCCCAAAGATGAAGGGCGTTCAAACGGTCAAGCGCTCGACCGACATGATCGTCCTGCCTGCTGAGTTCTACGACATGAACACCTGGGATACCGAGGGCAAACCCGAGTCGACGCGCCGGCGCTGGAGGACTGGCATTGCCAAGCGTCTTGAGTCGCTGGAAGAGGCCGCGGTTGTCCATGCGACGGAGATTTTCGACAAAGAGGAGATCTTCATCGACGCCGCTTGACGTAGTGGCGGAATGGTCATAAATTAGCCCCATCATGTCGATCTTGCGGGTTATGAGAGACGACAAACAAAGCCCAGCCACCGAGCTGGGCTTTTTCGTTTCCGGGCTTTGCCCAGGCCGCTGGCCTTTATTGATGGAGCAGCACATGGCTGAGCCGAGCACTGGCGCCCTTGCAGTTACTGGTGTCGTTGCCAGCGTCGGCCTGGGTGCTGCTTTCCCTGAGATTGACCTCGCTGCACTGGTTGGGTCATTTGGCGGATCGTTCCTGTTCGTCCTATTCGCGGACGCCATGCCAACCTGGCGCCGCGTTGGTTACCTTTTCGCCGGCTGGATCGGCGGTTATTTCGGCGCTGCCGAACTCTTGGGGCTTACCTGGACCAAAACAGCCGGCTTCAGTGGGTTTGTCTGTGGCGCGATCTGTGTTGCGGTCGCCACTGGGATACTGGAGTGGATCAACAGCGGCGTGATGCCGCGCTGGCTGCAATGGTTCTTCCGCCTTCGGGCAAGGAAGGAGAGTTAAATGGCCTCAGTCATTCAGGCTGCACTGTGTGCGGTCATCTTCATCATGATCGGATTGCGCTACAGCCCTTATCCGAACTCCCGGTACAAGCTTTCTATATCGCTCATCGCCTGGGCAGCATGCGCTGTCACAGGCATGCAGTGCGTGAGTCTGGTGGGGCGCATGGTGCTGGAAGGTGAGTTCGCTGACGCCTCCTGGTTCAACACCGCCTTCTATGCCCTGGCTGCCGTTTTGGTCTGGCGTGCCCGTGGCAACGTTGCCCGCATTGTTCAGGTCGATTGACACGACGCTGGGCCAACCCCAAATAGGAAACAACCGATGCCACTAAGACCGCAGAAGCCGTGCGCTGCGCTGGGGTGTCGTGCGCTCACACGCAACCCAAGGTATTGCGATGAGCATGTCGGCTTAGCCACGGCACAGGCAGAGCGCCAGGCTGCCAAGAAGCGTGAGAGCAGCACACAGCGCCTCTACACGTACAAGTGGCAGAAGGCGAGCAAGGGCTTCCTTGCGCGCTACCCGCTGTGTGCTGAGCATGATCGCCAGGGTGAGGTGGTGGCTGCCACAGAGGTCGACCACATCGTGCCCCACAAGGGTGACGCGACGATCTTCTGGAACCGAAACAACTGGCAGTCTCTGTGCCATAGCTGCCACAGCCGCAAAACGGCCCGTGAGGATGGCGGCTGGGGAAACCCGAGGCGCTGACCAGGCAGAATGCCCGGAAAACAGCCTAGATGAGAGGTATTCCTATCCATGGGGAGGGGGAGGGTCAAAAGTCCAGGGCTTTTGCCTTCTAGAC